GATTTGATGTGTATGTTGATCCGCAAAAAGGGCATGATTATGTTATTACAGTAGACGTTGCAAGAGGAGTTGGAAAAGATTTCTCTGCTTTTGTTGTAATTGATATAACAGAGTTCCCTCATGCTGTAGTAGCAAAGTATAGAAATAATGAAATTAAACCTATGCTTTTTCCTAATATTGTTGAACAAGTAGGAAAGAAGTATAATGATGCATTTGTTTTATGTGAAGTAAATGATATAGGTGACCAAGTAGCATCTATATTAAATTACGATTTAGAGTATAAAAACCTTCTTATGTGTTCTATGAGAGGTAGAGCAGGACAAGTTGTAGGTCAAGGATTCTCTGGTAAAAAGACTCAGTTAGGAGTTAAGATGTCCAAGACTGTTAAAAAGGTTGGTGCTCTTAATTTAAAAACATTAATCGAAGAAGATAAATTACTTTCTTGTGATTATGATATAATGAGTGAGTTAACTACTTTTATTTCCAAAAGTAATTCCTTTATGGCAGAGGAGGGTTGTAATGATGACCTTGCAATGTGTTTGGTAATATATGCGTGGTTAGTTCAGTGCGATTACTTTAAAGAATTAACTGACCAAGATGTAAGAAAAAGATTGTATGATGAGCAAAAGAATCAAATAGAACAGGATATGGCTCCATTTGGTTTTATGGATGATGGATTAGATTCAAGTACTATAACAGATGCTGATGGAGATAAATGGTTTGCCGCAGATGAGTATGGAGACAGATCATATATGTGGGACTATCTATCCTAGTTGTTCACGCATTGTTCATAGCATTTTTTGCCCTCGTAAAGTTACCTTTTAATAAATAATTTCAGATTAATTCTGAGATTCGGAGAAAGAAAACATGGCGACTCCTCAATTATCTCCTGGGGTACTGGTAAGGGAGGTTGACTTAACAGTAGGAAGAGCTGATAATGTATTGGATAACATTGGTGCTATTGCAGGACCGTTTCCAATTGGACCTGTTAACGAGGCAACAGATATTGCTACTGAGCAAGATCTTATAAACGTATTCGGTAAACCAAAGTCTACCGATAATCAATATTCTTATTGGATGAGTGCATCATCATACCTTTCATATGGTGGAGTACTTAAAGTAGTAAGGGCAGCAGGAACAACTTTAAGTAATGCTAACGCTGCTGTTGGTGTTTCATCAATTGCAATGACTGGTGCAGGTAGAATTGATAACTACGACGACTATATTGCTAATCATAGTGAAGCATCAAACTTTAACTACGCTACTAAGAACCCAGGTACTTGGGGAAATGGATTAAAAGTTTGTGTTATTGACGACTTTGCAGATCAAACACTTTCTTTTACAGAAGTTCCCGATGCTGCGATAGTTGGACAAGGAGTTTCTGTTAGTAAAACAGATTTAGTTATACCTGGTGCAGGAACAACATCACTATTCTCTGGATACATTAAAGGTATAGTTACTGGTATTAATACAGCAACTAACGTAGCAGATGTTAAAGTTGTATCAAGAGTAACAACTGCAGGAGTAGAAACAAAGATTGATTATGAAGAGGGTGCAGGATATGCATCTTTCAGTGCTGCTGATTCAGTTACATTCTTGAATGGTAGTGGTGCAAAAGTTGGTGCATCTCATACAGTTAGCACTGCTGTTGACTGGTATGACCAGCAAACACTTGGTTTAACTAACGCAACAACTTTCTGGAAGTCAATTGCTCCAAGACCTACTACTAACAAGTATTCACTTGATAGACAAGGTAGAGGAGATGGTATTCATATTGCTGTCGTTGATGATGACGGAACTATAACAGGTATACAAGGTAATATTCTTGAGAAGCATCTAAATCTTTCTAAGGCACTTGACGCAGTTTCTGCAGTCAATTCTCCTCAGAAGATCTGGTACGAACAGTTTATTGCAGATTTCTCAGAATATGTTTACGCTGGTGGTAACCCATCAAGTGCTGCTGATAGTTACTGGGGTACAACTCCTGCTGCTACTGGATTTACATTATCTAATGGTACTGCTGCTTCATATTCACCAATTTCTACTGCAGATGGTCTTTGGGGACAAGATGCTCAAGGAATTACATTTAGTGCTACGGGTGCTACAACGTATACACTGGTTAACGGAACTGATTATTCAGGAACGCTTGGTAGTGGTACTGGAATGAAGGCAGAACTATCGGACTTAATTACTGGGTACGATAAGTTTGCTAATGAAGATGAGATAGAAGTAGATTTCATCATAATGGGACCTGGTTGTACAGAAGAATTTGATTCTCAAGCAAAAGCAAATTATGTAATATCTCTTGCAAATGCAAGAAAAGATTGTATGGCAACAGTTGGTCCTCACAGATCAAATATTATAGGTGTTACTAACAGTGATACTCAAACTAATAACTTAATTAGTTACTTCAGTCCATTGTCATCTTCTTCTTATGCAGTATTTGATAGTGGTTACAAGTATACTTACGATAGATTCAATAATAAATTCCGCTACATCCCAACAAATGCTGATGTCGCTGGATTGATGGCACGTACATCACTTAATTCTTATCCTTGGTTCTCACCTGCTGGACAGCAACGTGGTATCTTGAATAATGCAATTAAACTGGCATATAATCCAACAAAGGCACAAAGAGACAAACTTTATCCTGCAAGAGTTAACTCAATCATAACTCAACCTGGAATTGGTACTCTGTTATTCGGAGACAAGACAGGTCTTGGATTTGCATCTGCATTTGATAGAATTAATGTTAGAAGATTGTTCTTAACAATCGAGCAAGCATTATCTAAAGCAGCAGAAGCACAACTCTTTGAACTCAACGATGAGTTAACACGGGCAAACTTCCGTAATATCGTTGAACCATTCCTACGTGATGTTCAGGCGAAGAGAGGACTTTTCGGATTCCTTGTTGTTTGCGATACAACAAACAATACTCCTGATGTTATCGATAATAATGAGTTCAGGGCAGACATCTTCCTGAAGCCAGCGAAATCAATCAACTACGTAACTCTAACCTTCGTTGCAACGAGAACTGGTGTCTCGTTCGAGGAAGTGGTCGGTAGAGCGTAACTTTATAATCTAAATAACAAACAGGAGGAACCCCAATCATGGCAACAAGTAGAGAAAATAAAACCATCTCAATGTTTAAGTCTGCACTCGTCGGTGGCGGTGCAAGACCTAATCTCTTTGAGGTGGAACTGACCACACTACCAGCAGGAATTACTTGGAGTGCAGATAACTTCAGGTATATGTGTAAAGCAGCAGCATTACCTGCTCAGAATATTGCAGCAATTGACATTCCATTCAGAGGTCGTATTTTTAAAGTTGCTGGAGACAGAACTATCGACACTTGGACTGTAACAGTTATTAACGATGAGAATTTCTTATTAAGAAATGCATTTGAAGAGTGGACAGAGCAAATAGCAAAACTTGACACCAACCTTGGTGCAACTGACCCAGCCGAGTATATGGTTAACGCTAAAGTTTTCCAACTTGGTAGAGGTGCAACAAAGTCAAGTTCAACTAGTGAAGGAACAGAAAATGTCGTATTAAAAGAATACGAATTCATTGATATTTTCCCAACTAACGTTTCTCAAATTGATCTTTCTTATGATACTGGTGATACAATAGAAGAATTCACTGTTGAATTCCAAGTTCAATCCATCAATGTCACAGGATCAGGTCAGCCAAACTAATATAAATATAAGAGTAAAGATTCAATAAATCATGTCGAAGTTATTTGGGTTCTCTATTGAGAACACTGAACCACTATCTCCTACGGCGGTATCCCCCGTTCCTCAAAATGACGAGGACGGGGTTGACCATTATGCGAGTAGTGGTTTTTTTGGATCATATGTTGACTTAGAAGGAGTATATAGAACAGAGTTTGAATTAATTAAGCGTTATCGTGAAATGGCACTCCAGCCAGAATGCGATAGTGCTATTGAAGATATCATTCATGAGGCAATTGTATCAGATACAAATGACCAACCTGTTCAAGTTGAATTGTCGAATCTTAATGCAAGTGATGGAATTAAGAAAAAAATTAGAGAAGAGTTCAAGTTCATTCTTGATTTATTAGATTTTGATAAGAAAGCACATGAAATTTATAGAAACTGGTACGTAGACGGAAGAATCTACTACCATAAAATAATTGATTTAAAGAATCCACATGAGGGTTTAAAGGAATTGCGTTACATTGACGCAATGAAAATGCGTTATATTAGACAAGAAAAAAAGAAAGATCCTAATAGAAATCCTACAAGTCCAGTTATAGCGGCTAATTCTAATCCAATGGATTATAGTTGGCCAGAGTTAGAAGAGTACTTTATATACAATCCAAAGTCACAATATCCAACAGGAAACATAAATGCAACAGGTGCAAGTGCTGGAATTAAGATAGCAAAGGATGCAATAACATACTGTACATCAGGTTTGGTAGATAGAAATAAAGGAAATACCCTATCTTATCTACATAAAGCGATTAAATCACTCAATCAATTACGTATGATTGAGGATTCTTTAGTAATATACAGACTATCCAGAGCACCAGAACGAAGAATTTTCTATATTGATGTTGGAAATCTACCTAAAGTAAAGGCAGAGCAATATCTCAGAGATGTGATGATGCGATATCGTAACAAACTTGTATACGACGCTAACACTGGAGAGGTTCGTGATGACAAAAAGTACATGGCGATGCTGGAAGATTTCTGGTTACCTAGACGAGAAGGAGGACGTGGTACTGAGATTTCTACTCTTCCTGGAGGTCAAAACCTGGGTGAGATCACGGACATCGAGTACTTCAAAAAGAAATTATACAAATCACTGAACGTTCCTATCTCTAGAATAGAAGGAGATGGTGGATTTAATCTTGGAAGATCTTCTGAGATACTTCGTGATGAAGTAAAATTCAGTAAGTTTGTTGGACGTTTGAGAAAGAGATTCTCAAGAATGTTCAATGATATGCTTAAAACTCAGTTACTTCTTAAGAATGTTATCACTCCAGAAGACTGGGAGGTAATGAGTGAGCATATACAATATGACTTCTTATATGATAATCATTTCACAGAACTCAAAGAAACTGAGTTATTTAATGAAAGATTAGCAGCAGCAACTTCTGCAGAACCTTATATCGGTAAGTATTTCTCACAAGATTATGTAAGAAGACATCTCTTACGTCAAACTGATATAGAGATTGTTGAGCAAGATAAGATTATGAAGAAAGAAATTGCTGACGGTGTTGTTATTGACCCAATGACTC